TACGGCATTAGCGAGCTGGCTTCAGTTGTGCCATTGCAGGACGCACTGAACCGTGGCCTTATGAGTATGGTGATGACCGCTGAGCTCACGGCCTTCCTGATTCGAGTCGCGAAGGGATTTGAGCCGCCGGCAGAAGTTAGCCCTGGCATGTGGATTACCATCGGCGCTGAGGGTCTGACTAACGACATGGTGGCGGACGCCTTCACGCTGGAGCCCGGCGGCATCGTGCCGTTTATTGACCAGGCTAATCACCTGATCGAGCAGATCGCCACAATCAGCAGGACGCCCCTGCCGACGACGCTGGGCGGTGACAATGCATCTGGCGAGGCGCTTAAACAGCGTGAAAGCGGTCTGCTTGCCAAAGTCCGAAAAGCGCAGGTCAAAGTGGGCAATGCCCATGAGGACATGATGCAGCTGGCGGCTTTAATCCATGATACCTTTTCGCCAACACGAGCGCCCGTGTCTGATGACTGGCGCTGCGTCTGGCGTGACCCGCAGATCCGCAATGAAGCGGAGATGATTGCGAATGCCCTGGCGGTGCGTGATATTGTGGGGGATCGTGAGACCTTAAGATTGTTGGGAGAGGTATACGGCTATGGGATGGCAAAGCAAGAAGAAATCATCGAAGAAAAGCAAGCGGCGGCGCTAAACGCAATGACCGCGCTGGCAGGCAGTCTGCCAGGATTCGATAACTTCAGTATATAGGAGCTAACAGATGGCAGATTTGAGTGTAGTAGCAGCAGATGTTGTATCGGTATCGGGCGCCACGACAATTCGCGGCACTGCGGGCGTGACCATTACGGCGGGTCAGCTGGTGTATCTGAATAGCACGACTGGTAAGTATGCGCTGGCAAACGGTGACAATGCGGCCACTGATACGGTGGTCGGTATTGCTGCTCATGGCGCGTCACTGAACCAGCCTTTGCAGATCATCACGGGTGGCGTTGTTGACCTGGGGGTGACCCTGACGGTCGGCGAGATTTACGTTTTGAGTGCAGCAGCTGCTGGTGCTATTGCACCGAAAGGCGACTTGAGCAGCGGTGAATTCGTAAGCGTGGTCGGCGTGGCACAAACTGCTGATAACCTGCTGCTGGGCATCATCAATAGCGGCGTGGCGGTTCCGGCGTAATGGCTTCGCAAAAAACACGTAACGAGCTGGGGCGCCTGCTGGCAAACGTGCTGCACATGTGGAAGCTGGGCAATCGACAAGACCGCCCTGCTGGCGTGTTGCCTGACGATCAGATCACAGTTGAACTAACAGAAACGGGTTTTGTGGTGACGGCGTTTGAAGCGCCTTCGCCACGACCCGCAGTGAAGCGGACGAAATCGAGCGATGAATAATCAGCAGGGCCCAGCGGCACGACCGGAGCGCCTGACGGATTTAATCCGGCGCCTGTTAGATCGTGGTTACACACGTGCAACAGATCAGGTGATTCGGGCCATTGTCAGGGACGCCACGACGGGCATCATTGCCCAACGGTTGGCTGAGCTTGACGAGGAGGCGCGGCGGCTGGCGGCCTTGAACCGTGCGCTGCTGCCGTCTAATCCGGTGGTGCGGGCCCTGCTGTCTGACCTTGAGGACACGCTTCGAAACGACGCTCGACGCATTGCAGATGCGGCTGAGGATTTACAGCGCAGTGGCGTACAGGCGGCGGCAGACCTAACACGACGGCTGGCGTTGCCTAACGTGCCGGATGATCAGTTGCGCACCGTCCTGGGCGTCAGCTGGAACACACCATCCGAGGAAGCGGTGGCGGCGGTCGTGAATTACACCGACATGCCAAGCTGGGCAGACGAGCTGGCAAGCTACGGGCCACGGGTGCAAACGACGGTACGCAATCAAGCCATCCGAGGCATTGCAGAAGGCTGGGGGCCCATCCGCACGGCGCGGGAAATCCGCCAGACGGCGCAAGGCTTACCAGCCCATCAGGCGAACAACATCATGCGCACCTTGCAATTGCAATCGTACCGCACGGGCAGCGCTGTCAACATGGCCGCTAACAGCGACATTCTGGATGGGCACATGCGCATCGCGGCATTGGATGACCGCTGCTGTATGGCCTGCATCGCCTTGCATGGTACGGTTCTACCTGTGGGGCAGCGTGTTGATGACCATCATCAGGGACGCTGTACAAGCATTCCGCTGGTGACGGGGCGATCACGACGTATACAGACCGGGCCCGAATGGTTCGAGTCATTGCCTCCAGAACGCCAGTTGATCATTGCGGGCCCGGGCAAGTTAGACGCCCTGAACCGCGGCGATATACGCTGGCAAGACTTACCGATAGCATATGACGACCCGACATTCGGGCGTATGATTCGAGAGGCTGCGCTAAAAGACTTAGGGTAGCCCATACACGCGCTAATAGCCGATTTGCGGCGATTACAGCGCCATTAGGTATGAATAGACGATAGCGATTAGAAATCGCCTTAAATCGAAAGGGTGGCAAGATGCCAGACGATATGAGCAATAGCGACGTAATCGAGCAGCCGGACGCTGCACAGGAAACACCCGTTATTGACGAGACCAGCAGCGTTGACGAACTGCCATCATGGGCACAGGACATGATCCGTAGCCTGCGTAGTGAAGCTGCTGAGCGACGGGTTGCGCTTAAGAGATATGAAGAGGACAGCCGCAAACGCGAGCAGGAGCGACTGGCGGAACAGGGCAAATGGCGGGAATTGGCAGAATCACGGGCCTCGGAGCTAAATGATCTGCAACCTTACAAAGACCGCGCTGATACCCTGGAAACGATGATTCGTGAAAGCAACAAGTCACGTATCGAGAGCATCCCTGAAGACATGCAGGCGCTGGTTCCGACCGATTACGCGCCTGAAAAACTGGCAGGCTGGCTAGACGCCAATTTGAGCCGACTAACAAAACCGACTGCGCCAAAGCTGGACGGCGGCGCTACGGGTGGCGGTTCAAGTATCAGCCTGACCGATGAAGAAAAGCAGGTCGCCCGTGATACGGGTGTCAGCTATGAGGATTACGCGAAATACAAGGCCCGCATCTTCGGGCAACGCTAGACGCATCATTGTATCTGACGAGGTGAAACCATGCCAATTCCACAGCGCGTAAAAACGATCATGGAACGCGAGGGGCTTGACCGCCCTAACCAACCCAAGCGCACGCCTAAACATCCTACGAAATCGCATGTTGTGATGGCAGAGGATAAGGGTAAATTCAAGCTCATTCGGTTTGGCCAGCAGGGTGCGGATACCAAACCGCCACGCAAAGGCGAAAGCCAGGCGGACAAGGATAAGCGCGCCGCCTTCAAGGCTCGACATGCTGCCAACATCGCAAAGGGTAAGATGAGCGCAGCCTATTGGGCTGATAAGGTGAAATGGTAACACCGCGTCACTATCTGATGACGATTAGGAGATTCAACAATGGCAACTGATACGAGTGCGGGTTTCCGCTATCGCGGGCGCGTTTCCAAAATGCCGCCCACTATCCAGACGCTGACCATCAAGGACACTGAGACCCTGACCAAAGGCGACCTGGTAACCCTTGACGGTGGCGAAATTGATCTGGCCGCGACCAATGACAGCACCATCCTGGGCGTTGTGCTGAATACCGCTGCTGGCACTGACAGCACCACCACCTATGAGGTGATTGTCGATGCCGATGCCATCTATGGCGTGTATGACGCGAATGCCCGTGTAAAGGGTGCCACGCTGGACATCAGCGGCACCACCGGCGCGATGACTGTGACCACCAGTAGCAATGCTGATGTGACCGTCTATGCACCTTCTACTGCTGATGAAGAAACGCTTGTCATGATCACTCATGGCGAGCACGCTGACAACTAAGGAGCTGATGAATCATGCCTATGCGTTCAAGTAACTGGGCAGAACTTCTGCTCCCGACGATCTACAACTGGTACGACATTGGCCGCACCCTGCGCCCTGAGCTGCGCCCGCAGATTTTCAACATTCTGTCCAGCAGCCGCGCCGATGAGCGCAACGTTGGTTATGGCGGTATCGCGCCGGACGCGTGGAATAACTACGAAGCCAGCGGTGTGAAAAGCCGTGTCGATTTCGACAAGGGCTACGAAGCGCGTTACACCCATCAGGAATTTGTCGTTACCTTCGAAGTGGAGCGCAAGCTTCTCGACGATGATCAGTACGGCATTGTAGCTGGCGAACGCGCCCGTAAGCTGGGTGTGTCGGCTACTCAGAAAATGGAAATTGACGCTGCCAGCGTTTTCAATAACGCCTTTAGCGCGTCATACCTGGGTGCCGATGCTAAGCCGCTGTGCTCGACCACGCACCCGCGTAACCCGAATAAGACTGGCAACCTGGTCAACGCTGGTACCAGCGCCCTGACGAAAGCCAACGTGAGTCTTACCCGTCAGGCCATGATGTCGACTGAAGACGACGCTGGCAACATCCTGGGCATGATGCCGAATGCCATCATGGTACCGCCGGAACTGGAAGATACCGCCCTGGAAATCGTCAACAGCCTTCAGGATCCGACCAGCGCCAACAATGCGATTAACCCGCAGGCTGGCCGCTTCACCGTGATCCCGTGGCACTACCTGACTGATTCCAACAACTGGTTCATGATGGACACTGTCTGGATGCGTGAGAGCCTGAAGTGGTACGAGCGCACCCCGCTGGAAATCACCGTTGCGGATCAGACCGCGACTGAAGCCGTGTACGAGGCTTACATGCGTTACAGCTACGGCTGGGACGACTGGCGCTGGATTTACGGCCACAACGTCAGCTAATGACCGACAATCTGGGGCGCCTTCGGGCGTCCCTTTGCTGAGGAGCAAATCATGGGCTTGACTTACTTCCCTAACGGCATCAGCGTGTCGGGTTTTGCCCCGCCTGCTGACGCTACTTTCACCATCGGCGCTGAGGCTGGCAACGTAATTAACGTCGCAATCCAGCTTAAGGATGGTGCTGGTGACGACCTCGCAACACGCGCTGCGGTGGGTTTTTATCTGAGCGATGATGCGGATGGCGATACGATTGTGGCGGCGGCAACCAGTCTGGCGATTGGTACTGACGGCGTGGCTATCGAGAACATCAGCAACAGCGCGGGCGTGCTGATCAGTGAAGCCGACGGTGATATTGATCTGAATATCGGTGACGCCAGCGGCGCGGCAACATACTATCTGGTACTGATCATGCCATCTGGTGAGCTTGTGGTGTCTAGTGTTATCACCTTCGCTGCTTAGGCGGTGATGTGATGATTCGGACATACGTAATCGACATTACGACCACGGGCACGGCTGGATCAGCAACCGGAAGCGGCACGACCACGCGACCCGTTAACGGTGTGATTGCTGGGATCAAAGTCGACTTCACATCACAGGCAGCAACAGCGGATACAACGATTGTTGACGGCCTGGGCCAGGCGATTCTGACACTCACGAATGTGAATGCAGATGGTTGGTACTATCCGCATCCGGAGATTCATGATCCGACCGGTAGCGCGATCAACAAACATACCTGCCCGTTTGTGGTAGACAGTTATGTGACGGCCAGCATTGCCCAGAGCAACGCTGGCAGTGCTCAGATCACCCTGCTGGTGAATGACGGGCGCGGCTAATGACCTTCACATACGACACGAGCAACCCGACCGATATTACGCGGGTGCGCTATCATCTGGCGGATACGGTCGCGGCGGATGCTATCTGGACAGACGAGGACATTACGTATGCCATCAGCCTGCAAGACGGCAGCTGGCAACGGGCTGTTATTAGTCTAATCGAGCAGTACATCACCATACTGGCGCGCACGCCTGATTTCAGTGCTGACTGGCTTTCGGTGAATACGAAGGCGACCGTTGAATCGTGGCGTATGCTGCTGGCAGACAAGCGGCGTGAATTCGGATTGAAGCGTATGGTCGCAACCGTGACGCATACCTATCGAGCCGACAGTCGTCAGGAATCCGAACCGGATTACACTGAGGACAATACAGAAGAGGATGTCTGATGTTATCGAGTCGAGTGCTTAACCAGCTGCGCAGAACAACGAATCGATGGCTTACTGAAACAGCCACGATACAGCGGCAGACTGAAGACCGCGGCGAGTTGGGGGAGCAGCTACACGACTGGAGTACGATCGCATCAGGCATCGCCTGCCGTGTGATTACAGCAGGTAGCAGCAACACAGGCGATAACCAGGCCACTGGCAATCAGGAGCTGATGATAGATAGCTATCGGATTATCTTTCCGTCTGGAACGCCTGTAAATGTGGATTATCGCGTCATAACGGGCGGGCGTACCTACAACGTGATCAGTATCAGTGACGACCGCACAGACGAAACAGACGTCTCGGTGATTGCGACACGGGAGCGATAATGGCCAGTTATGAAATCAGAATCGACACCCGCAAGATGCAAAACATCATCCGCAATGAACCGGAACGGGCTGATCGCTGGTTGCGTGGCGTGGCTAATGAAATCCTGGGGGACATTGTTCTGAGCTTCAACACAAGCCCACCAGGACGGTCATACAAACGTGGAAACAAGGCGCATGTAGCATCACAGCCTGGGTATCCGCCAAACGTCGATATGGGCACGTTACGGGCCTCTATGGGCGTTCGTCGCCTGAAGCAACTAGCCTATGAAATCCATGACGGCGTCGAATATGGCTATCATCTGGAAATGGGTACGGAGCATATCGCGCCGCGTCCTTTCGTCGGCCCTGTGTTTGATGACTGGCAAAAGAAGATACAAGACGATGCACGTCGTAATCTGGGAATAGACTGATGGGCGCTTTGACCACGCTTTACAAAAGCCTGTACAACGGACTGAAGGGTAACGCGCTATGGGCAGATCGTGTCTATCCGGAGATGGTGCCAGCGCAGATCGTGCGGCCTTACGTCGTCTACTTTGTCAGCACGGGCGGCGAGCGCAATAACCTCAAGCGCAATGATGCGCAGTTTTCGCTTGTCGTGAAGTGTGTGTCGCTGCAAATGGCAGAGGCCATAGATGGCGCTGATCGCATCGCTGCTCTGCTGAATAACAAGGGTGCCCAGGATGGCGGCACAATCACAGGTGATGCGAGCTGGATCATAACGACAATTCAGCAGATGCGGATCGTGCAGCAGACCGAAATGATTAACAACGATACACCGCTGTATAACAGTGGTCATATGTTTGATGTGATGATGGAGGCCCTATAGATGGCTACACTCAACGGCAATAACGTTTACCTGTCATGGGACGGTGTGCAGATCGACGGATACTGGACTGGTGAAGTCAGTAAAGACGAAACGGTGAATACAGTTGACATCACCGCCGGCAGTGGCGCGACACATGTTGAGCGCGCTTCCGGCCTGCTGGATAACAGCCTGAGCTTCAATATCGTTTATGACAATGCGACGCTGGCGAGCTATGTTAGCAAGCTCAAGGCTGGCACCAAGGCCACCCTGATCTTTGGCCCTGAAGGCAACGCTGCGGGTAAGCCAAAGCACGCGGGCAGCATGATCCTGCAGGGCGTCACGGGCCCGCAGCCGACTATTGAAAAGGGGATGGTCATGTTCGAGCTGAGCTTCGAAGGCGCAGCCGCACCAACACATACCATCGCTAACGGCGACACGTTTTAATCATGGTTAAACCTGTTGATGAGCCGCGTTTCAGCTTTGCTAACATATCACGGCGTTGGGCGAAACGGTTCGCCCGTGTGCAGATTGAGATGGCACAGCGCGCTTTGATCATCGGAGCTGATGCGCGGCCCGACTTGACACCTGAAGAGCAGCAGCGTCTGAATATCGGTCGTATCGAAGCTGCTGATCGTATCTTCGAATTAGAAGACGAGCGTGATGGCCTGCTGATTGAGGTTATCGAATACGTGCCGATTGAATGGCTTATTCAAGGCGCGCCTGATGATCTGACCTGGTCGTCTGTTGATGATCTGGACTGGATACGTGCTGACAAGTTTGATGAACTGATACAGATGGCGGGCACGGCACGACAGGCATCGGCAAAAAACTAAGTCTGGCATACGTCCACGCGGTTAAGGGCATCGGAGGTGTGCAGCTCGATGCAGGTGAAGTCGACCGTATCGAGAGAGCACAGATTGCCCTGCTGCTGCACATGGCGCCCCATGCTGTGGACGATATGCCAGCCCAGGACGCTGCCGACGTGCTGGAGATTCACGCGGCAAACAATGAGATTCAAGCCTGGCAGATGAGCCGGAAGCGAAGGTAACGATGGCTACTGAAGTTGCAAGCCTTACCGCCCTGCTGTCATTAGATGACAGTGGATTCCAGCGCGGCATGCAAAATGCTGAGAATCAAATACAGCGCACCGGTGGCAGCCTGCGTGGACTTGGAACGGGCTTGCAATCTGTTGGTAGCAGCCTAATGTCGGTAGGGGGGCAGTTCGCCCTCGCTACGGCACCCGTCGCGGCCTTTGGCGTCGCTGGCGTGGCTGTTGCATCGCAGTATCAAGACGCGCTCACAGAAATACAGGTGCGCGCTGGCCTGACTGCTGAGGAACTTGAAGCAGTTCGTGAAACTACCTTACGTCTGGGTCGTGATACACAATATGGCCCTGGACAAGCTGCCGACGCCTTCCTGCAATTGATGACGAGCGGCTATGATGCAAGCCAAGCTATGGCGGCTATCGATACGGTTATGGCAGGCGCTGCCGCTACAGGTGCAGATCTTGGCTATACAGCGGATGCCCTAACAGACATTTTGGCGGCTATGGGCCTCGGTGTTGAGGACAGTGCCGACGTGATGCAAGCGCTGGTCAATGCCACGAGCGCATCATCAGCTACCTTTCCTGCGCTTGTGGATGGCTTTGGTAACGTCGGGCCTGTGGCGGCCAGTTTTGGTATGTCGATTGATGATGTGGCGGCCACGTTAGCAGTATTTGCTGAAAACGGTATCAAAGGCGCTGAGGGCGGTACGCAATTACGTTCGATGCTCAATAACATGACACGCCCGACCCAGGCTGTACAACGCGCTTGGGATGAATTGGGCACGTCATTCTATGATGCTGATGGAGCAATGCGCCCGCTTGATGATGTCATAGCAGATATTAATCGCGGCCTTGCGGACAAGTCCCCCCAGGAAGCGCAGGAGCTGATAACGCAGCTCGCGGGCACCTATGGCCAGATGGGTTTGAGTGCATTGTTAGCATCCGGCGGTATCGAAGGTATGTTAGGCGCTATGGAAGGTGGCGCTGACATTCAAGACGTTGCTAATGCACGTTTGTCGACTTTTAGCGGTGCCATGTCATATCTTCAGGGCACCGTAGAAACACTCATGATTAACGCACTGATTCCATTCATGGATACTGTGCTAACGCCACTCATTATGCAAGTTACTGAAGTGATTAATCAGTTCACGAACTGGTACCAAAGCAATCAAGAGCTCGGAAACATCATTGTTATGGTATTAGGAGCATTGGTAGCAGTGGGGCCTGTGCTCATTGCGATCGGCGCAGCCGCCAGCATTGCAGGCACGGCTATCACTGGTATTGGCGCGGTGCTAGGCTTCATCCTGTCACCTATCGGCTTAATCGTGGCGGCGGTCGGCTTATTAGCGGCGGCGTTTATCACAGACTTTGGCGGTATTCGTACTTACTTTGAAGCGAATATCCTGCCCTGGTTTCAGGGCATGTGGGGAGCTATCGAAGAGGGTGGCGTTAACGGTGCGCTGGATTATCTGAATAACACCATCGTTACACCGCTTGTTAACGGGTTTCAATCGCTAATCAGTGGCGGCGAGGTCTGGGAGCAGGCTAAGGCGCTCGGTCAGAATGTCATAGACGCTATTGAATACGGCGTCACCGCATATGTGGATTTTGTGACGTGGGTCTGGGAAACCATCGGCCAGCCGATTGCAAATGAAATCGCGGCATACATTGGCAGTGGTCAGTTGTGGGACGATCTGGTTGCCCTGGGCAGTATGTTTCTGGACGCGCTTGCATGGGGCCTGACTGCGCTTATTGAAATCCACATTTGGGTATTCAATAACCTGATCGTCCCGTTAGGCGAGGCGATAGCTGAATACGTGACCAGCGGCACCCTGTGGGATCACCTGCTGGCATTGGGCGGCATGTTTCTTGAAGCGCTCAAGTTCGGCATTACGATGCTGACGACCATTGGCGATTTCGTGCTGAATAATCTGATTATCCCGATGGGGCTGGCGATTGCTGAGTATGTCGGCAGTGGTCAGTTGTGGGAGCACATGCTGGCGCTCGGTAGCAGCATTATGGATGCTATTGCGGTCGGTATCGGTAACGTGGGCGTGTGGGCTTATGACAATATCGTACAGCCGATTATCGACGCTGTATCATCAATCGACATTGGCGGCATGTTAGGCGGTCTGAATCCTTTCGGTGGCGGGCGTGCCAATGGCGGGCCTGTTGCTGCGAATACGCCTTATCTTGTTGGGGAGCGCGGCCCTGAGCTGTTCGTGCCCAGCAGCAGCGGTAATATCGTACCCAATGAAGGCATGGGCCCACGGGTGCGTATCGACAATATCACGATCAATGCACCATCTGGGGACGGTGCGGCTATCGCTCGCAGCTTTGAATCTGAATTGTTTGAAATCATGAGGAGCCGCGGCTAATGGATACACTGGTAAGGTTTGGCAGTGGCGCAACGCAATACACGTTTGACCAAACAAGGCTTGTCAGTTTGCGGGATAACTTTCGCGATCTGGTACAGCAGGCGTCACGTTTGCCAGGCCTATCCGGTGGCATCAACGAATACGGCACAGGGCCATCACCGCGAAGCATTGGCAACGTGCAGGCCGTTTTTTGGCTCATTGCGGATGAAAGCCTGTCGCCTGATCAGCAGGCTAAGCAAATGGAAGCGCTCAAGTCTGACGTGGCCCGTATGTCGAGTTTCGGCGTCAAGCGACTGTACAAGCAACCAGGTGACGCGACTGAGGACGAGCGCTATTGCGAAGCGACCATCAGCAGCATCAGTTACACCGAAACCAGCGCGGAGCAACCACACGCCCGTCTGCGTGTGCAAGCCAATTGGCAAGTAACCAACCCGCGCTGGTACGCACAGGGCACTGAAGCGCCGGCATGGGGTGACGGCACAAACTGGGGTGGCGGTTTAGCATGGGGCGGCACCGCGCCAACCTATGCTATCAGTGGCACGAGCACGAATATCACGGTAATCCCGACAGGCAACGCTGAAACCTTCCCGCGCATCATCATACAATGCGGCGCGGCACAGACTGCAACCAACATCCGTATACAGCGCATTAGTAATGGCAGTGTTGTTGATCAGGTACGATATGCGGGCACCCTGGGCAATAATGATCGTCTGGTGATTAACACGCGAGCCAACACGGTATTGAAAAATGGCGTCAGTCATTACACCAGCGACTACACGTATAACAACGCGGGCTGGTTTCGTCTGGAGCCAGGAGACAATTCGATTAGGGTGCTGATGGACAACGCGGGCGATGCTTGCGATCTTGAGTTTAGGTATTACGAGGCGTACACATGACCAGTCAAGTGAAAACAGCAGTAACCATCAATGATAGCGCGGTGGCAGACGGGCAGACAATTGACGCGGCAGATGTGACGATTGCCTTCGACGACGTGCAGACTGAATTACAGCAGGGCTGGAGTCGTGTCAGTGCCAACGATACACACGTTAAGCATCTGGAAGATGCGATCGTTGCAGGCACGGGTATCAGCATCTCGACAACCAGCGACGGGGCGGATGAAGATTTAAGCATCGCAGTTAACACGTCGGTTGTTGCCACGAATGACAACAGCCTGACCATGAGCGGCAAGACACTAACCACGCCGACCATCGGGGATTTCACCAACGCCACGCATGATCATGAGGACGCGGCTGGTGGCGGGCAATTGACGGTGGACGCAATCGACAGCGAAACGGCGACCAACGGTTATGTCATGACTGCTGACGGTACAGGCGGCGCTTCTTGGGCGGCTTCGGCTGGTGGCGGCGCGCAGCCTGTGGACATCACCGTAACCGCTGGGGAGGCGCTGAGCCTTCGCGATTACGTGTTTGTGGATACCAGCGACGGACAAGCCTATAAAGTGGATACAGACGCGACACCAATTAAATGCGGACGTCTGCGCGGTTTCGTGACTGAATCCGGTGGCATTGCATCAGCAGGTACAGGCACGGTGCGCATTCTGGGAGAGGTCACGGGTTTTAGTGGGCTGACCGCATGGACGCCCGTTTACGCATCATCTACAGCAGGCGGTTACACACAGACAAAACCATCACCTGCATCGGGCGGCGCACAGATTGCCATCGTTCCGGCTGGCGTGGCTACGTCAACAACCGCAGTGCTCGTGCTGAATCAGGAGATGGTGCAATACATGAAGCGGGATAGCGTAGCTGATGATGGTACGCTGACCGTTACTCATCATGCCGACGCCCTTGGGTATAACAGACGCCTCGATGCTTATATCGCCGACACAACAGCGGGCCCATCGATCGCGAGCTATGCGGATAGCAATGAGGATACGAGTTTTGCTATTGAGGGCCCGATCGGTATCGGTGGTGTTTTGACCGTCACCCCTGCAGCCGGTAGTGTGATGGACATTGGCAATACCGCCCAGGCGGCTCAGCAGTTCACGCCTGATGAGAGCGGTATATTGTCGGAATTCAAATTTACATTAACCTCTAATTCGGGATCCCCAACAGGCGGTATCGACTGGGCAATCCACAATGACAACAGCAATCTGCCGACAGGCAGCGTGATAATCAGTGGCAATCTTGCTGCGCCGACGGTGTCGGCCAGCAATACAGTTACAGTAACCGGAGGCCCGTTTCTCGACGGCACAACAAAATACTGGATTGTCTTATCGCAACCATCTATTGCAACTGCCGCTCGATACAGATGGTCGCGTGCCGCAGCCTTTACAGATACCTACGCTTCGCATCTGGCGGCCACATCTGCAAACTCTGGTTCAACCTGGACAACTGGCAATCATGATACCATTTTCGAAGTCACGACCAGCGCAATAACAGAAAATGATAAGCTGGCGCAATCGTTTCAGGTGACGGGTGCCCAGACACCAACAAGTGTCGACTTGTGGCTTAAAAAAGTAGGTAGTCCGACAGGCAATCTAACGGTTGAGATACAGGCAGACAGCGCAGGTGATCCCAGCGGCACCGCGATCAGCAACGGCACCAGCGGCACGGTAGCAGCGTCTAGTCTTGGCACGTCATATGGTGATATTAACTTCACTTTCGGCACGCCTCCGAGCTTGTCAGGCAGTACCACATACTGGCTTGTACTGAAAACGACCGATAGCCAAAGCAATACAAATTACGTGGAATGGGGTGCGGACACCAGCACGCCGGGCTATGCGGATGGCAGCATGTCGGCAGAATCCTCAGCGACTTGGAGCGCCTTGTCAGCCGATGCGGTGTTTGAGGTTTTCGGCACAGGCAGCGCGTTTGTCGAGCCAGCCAATGCAGGCTTCAGTACAGCAGGCGGTACGGATGGCGCGCCACGTGTTGTCTATGCACACCATGACGGCAGCTATGCCGACGCCAGTACAAAATCGACCGTTAAGAATATCAGCGGCGGCAGCCTTGACCTGACCTTCGTTGTGGAGGTGGAATAATGTACACCTACGAAATCGAGCGCGTCGTTCCGCAAGGAAGACGTAAAACGGTTGTGCTGCTGATTCTGCGCAGCGATACGGGCGTGATAAAGCGTCATGAGCTGGTCGTGATGAATGTATGGGCTGATGAAAGCTTGACACAAACTGAACTTGAAGCGCACTGGCAGGCTGGGGAAGTCGCACAGATCGGAGACTTCCTGGCGGCCCGTGAGCGCAATTATGGGGACTGGCAGATGGATGTTGTGCGGGAATCCTATCGCACGCTGCTGGCGTCTAACGATGTCGATCAGGCGCTGGGCATTATGACCGCCATGTTTGGTGACAAGCCTGTTAAGCAAGCTGAATTACAAGCGCTGGAAGCTGCCATCTTCCAGGCTGACCCTGCGAAGGTGAATCGCCTGCTGGTGCGATTTATGTATCTGGCCCTGGGCTTGCTGGCAGGACGGCGCTAAATGCGTGTATGGTGCGATGTTTTCGATAGCAGTTACAACCGCCTCGGTGACGGGCCTGTGACTGCGATTAAGCGTGCGTCATTCAAGCGTGCATTGGATGGCGCTGGT